CTGGTTGATCTGTTTGGTGGTCCAGTCGGTATAAAACGCATCCAGCAGCTTACCACCATCCGGCCCTGATACCTGTAGCGGGTTAGTATACACTGCGCTTCTTAGCTGTGTTTCGCTCGGCAGATCAAAGTCATAATTTACAGTGACCTCGCTCAGATTCCGCGCCTCGAATCCAGATTCATAATCCGCAAGCTCGTTTATCTGCTCCTGCCATGCTCGCTTGATTTTGCCGTTATAGGCCCGTGACATGCTGTTTCGTATAGCCGTCAGCTCCTTGTTCAGCCTGCGCCGATCCCACTCCGATATATCCTCACCTGCCAGACGTGCGATAATGCCCTTCTGCATCGTCTCCAATAACGGCAACAGGTCTTTGACATAGCCAGACTTCAGCCGCTCCAGGTGCGCAGCGTGGCGCGTGGTGGCCTCAATCAGTTGTGGTGGTGTTGTCGGCATTGGGTGGCTCTGTAGTCAGAAATAGAACTCCGGATGTCTTGCCGCAACAGCGACATTCAATCTCCATCGAGATCAGCATAAAGAAATGCTGACACCCGCATTCACACTCGTATACCTGCTCGAACTTGCGCGGCTTGAACTCGACTATGTTGTCGGTCATACCTCTGCACCGCTAACTTCGGAGTTTACAAAAAATATTGCGTCTTCTACTGAATCAACATATCTGGATTTTACTCCATTGTTAGTTAACCATGTGTAGAACATTCGTTGTTTAAGCGCTTGAGATCCTGACCTTAAGCTTACACATTTCTTTCCGGGCCTTTTAACCTCTATTGCTGCAGCAGGATACCCATCGCCGTCAACAACGAGAATATCTATTCTTCTTCTCGAATCACCGTGATTAACGGCAAACTCCATAAAGCAAGTATACCCGGCGCTTTTTAGCGCGGCATATATATCTGCTGCTATTTGAGCCTCTGTTTCCTGTACATCTGATACATTTATTTTTTTCACTTTACCTGAATCAATCAAATCCATATTGCCTCCTATACCTCGGCACCGCTCACCACGGAAACCTCTTCTGCGAATTCTTCCACGGTCTTTTCTCCATCCTCAAGACCATGCCGTTGCAGCCACTTGAAGTAGGTAGACATCGGCACAGCGCCCTGTACAAAACCTGCAACCATCGCCTGGATGTCCTGTGCCGTAGCGGTTGGAGAGACAAAATCCATGGTGGTTTCAAAAGATATTCCGTCTGTCTCTGGCACGTTCATGTACCTGGCCACCCACCTGATACACTGGGTATAGGCTTCAGATAGGTTGGAGCTGATTAAAGTTAATTGTGAATGCTGTAATGACTGCTCCCCTTCTGCTTGAGTCGCTGTCATAGCTGGGCCTGACCTCTTTAGAAGCCTAGCTCCCATTCCTATCATCTTTTCAATCTTTAGCTCAACTGCCGCGCTAATCTGGCTTTCTACTGGTGCTGTCGCTACAGCTAGCTGCTGATTCTCAGGGACATTAATCAAAGCAGGTCCTCCCATCTCTATTTTGTTCTCCCTCATTTCTTCAATATGGTTGCTTGTAAGTCCACTAACCCACCACTGAGGAAACCCACCCCAGTGTAGCGAATGCTCATTAGATGCGGAATTCCTAAGAAGCCTATCTTCCAAATCAACAAATGGCCACAATGGAGGGTCGTCAACAGATACAGAATTGTTCTCAGATCCACAGAAAGTGAATGGGATTTCATTCCATGTTCCCCCTGCCCCATCTGTAGGTATGGCCTCGCTGTAAATTTGCCATTCCTTATCTGTGCCGTTTGCATCCTGTGCCTTGCGCCATTTGCGCACTACGAACACGCCATCCTGTAGACGTAGCTCCACAAGCTGGTCGAATGTCTCTACCTCGTACCCTACTCGCTCTGTGATCTGCTCCTGATACACCACATAGCCTAGTTTTGTCTGTGCGCCTTCCGTCACCAAGTCCCAGTCAATGACCTGCTCGGCTTCGATCTTGTGGATGGTTGCGAATACACGCAGCTGCGCCATATCGTCACGGCTGACAGCGCCTTCAGTCTCGGGATAGGTGACGAACATGCCGCATCTTCCCTTTTTTATAACATCCTCAGCTACGTCCTGCGCTTGCTGATAGATAGATACACCAGCTCCATCGGAGTTTTTTTGTAGATACTCAAGTGATGCAGGCAAATCAATCTTTGGCTCTTTCGAGAATAACAGCCCATTCATGCCCCTCGCAGTAAAGCTTGAGACAAAATAGAATGCCGCACCGTCACGGTATTTTCTGTTTCTCTTTATGCTATCTGAATCTTCCCTGTCATATAGATCAGGGATATATTTCCTGACATTATAACCAGAACAAAAAGAATCTATTTTTTCCCACTTTGGCAGGTACTTTTGATAGTCAGGGTGCTGATTGTCGATTGCCATTATATCGCCTCTTAATGCGCTGACCCGATGCCAGTATACACAATTGTGGAATTATACATTGCATCAACCATATACCCAATTGCAGTGGTTATGTGCTGGTACTGGTTCTTCTGATCTTCTTGGAAGGAACTCCCGTCCTTTAGCTGGACAGTGGCCAGACCCTTATGACACCACGGCGCTGTCTTTGGGTTGACGTACAATGACACATCGCCAGCAGCATTGAGTATCTTTGCCCTTACAAGATTCTGCCGATCCTTGATTGCTGGATGGCTTCTCTTTACCCTGTTCGTGACCTTCCAGCCATTGGACCTAAGCACACCCTCTATGTCGGTGTAATCGGTAGCGTGGCCGTGCTTCTCTCCGTTCCTGCCAGAAGGGTCTCCATATAGCATAACGTGTCGGTTCTTGTGGTCTTTGAACTTCTCCACGAACTCTAGCGCCGATTGCTTACTAACCGCGCTGGTCAAAACGATCTCATCCAGGAGATAAAGCCCGTCCTTCCTTTCTACAGCGACGCACGATGACAGCGGGGTATAGTTCTGGTCGTGGCTCCAGTGTAGCTGTTCGTGCGGCTCAATGGTTGCATCGGTATAGTTGCGCTCTGAATAGTCCTCGTATATCCGCCCCGTTGCCGTCTCGAAGCTGGCTTCAAACTCCTGCCGGTATTGCTTGGGGGAAAGTGTGCGCTTTGCGGCCTCTATCACGTCTGGCGGCAATATCTCGGCTGATTTCCAGTGGTAAACCTTGAACTCACCATCTGGATCAGCCCCAGCCTTCTCGCACAGCTCGTAATAGTGATTTAGCCCATCCGGCACACCAAGCAACCAGCACCACGCCCTAAACTCTGGTCGCCTAGGATCAACCGTATTCAGAGCCGGATATATGTTCGCCTCCCACGCTGTTTCCTTCACGTCTGCGAACTCGTCTATCCCTCCGCCTGTCCAGGGTATGCCCTCGATACGCTCCGGCTTGTCCAGCCCGATTACATGGATCTCAGAACCGTTTGGCAGGAAGATAATCAGATCCGATTCGGAGGGTTTCTTTGCATGCGTGGAGGATAGACTAAACGCCTTGAGGTCCTGCCAGAAGATTTTCTTAGCCTGGTTATATGTTGGAGCTGCCGCGAAATACTGCCCGACAGTGGCCATAGCCTGTTTGACAATGAACCGCTTAAATCTCTCCGTCTTGCCTGACCTTCGGCCTGCTGGGACCAGCGGAAACCTTACGCCGCTGGGTACAGCAGATACCAGCTCAAGCTGTACTTCGTGGGGGATCAGTGGATACCACCTGGATAGCTGCCGATCTACAGACAGAATGCCTGTGTTCATGACGGGAGCTTGTCTATCAGCTTGGTTAGAACTTCGGCCATATCATCGGGCTGCTTATCGTCTTTATGATCTTTGGAGGAAAAAGCCTTCCTGCTCATCCTCTCGGCAGACCACTTGATCATATCGGCCACCACTCGCGCAGACTGCGGGTCTATCTCTCCTGAGAGGACCTCATACCTCATATCAAGCATTTCGTCTACGTGATAATGGCCCTGGGCCTCCCTTGCTCGTGCGTATTGCTCCGAAAACTCAGGGTGGCGACCATCAACCACCCACAACAATACAGTGCTAACTGCTGGCATGTCCTTATCTTTACATATAGACCTTAAAGACTCTCCGCTTGCAAGGCGGACACATATCCTGTCTGTTAGCTTAGATGTGTACTTTGTTGGTCTGGCCAATCCGTTATCTCACTGATTCGGCAATAGATTATTGCAGTATAACCGCTGATTCAGTGCCTTTCAACATGGATAGGTTCGCTTAAATGTCTAACTGCTGCTTGCCAATAAGCACATTCACGATAAACTCATCCCACTCATCTTTAGTCATTGATGCTTTTAGTTCTTCTATCCTTTTCCTGGCATTATCCAGATACATCTTTGCCTCAGGATCTCTTTCAATCCGCTGGATATACCTGCTAATCCGATTTAGATCGGACCTTGTCATCGAATACTCCGCAAGTTCAGCACCCCGTTAATCAGCCTTACCTCACCCTTCCCCCGCTTCAGGGTTACAGGGTCTCGGCTTACAACCTCCCAGCCTTTAGCCAAATAGCGGTCTATCGCCTCGCGTAGGTCAATCTGTAGCCTTCTGTTTTCCATTTTCAAACTCCTTAATCAGCAGCCGCTCAATCAGCGGCCCGTTCTTCTCCGGGTGCGCCCTAAGACTTGCCAGAACCCACGGGGTAAGTTTGATGTTCAACTGCACCTTGTTCTCTTTCTGTTCCATCTTCAATCCTCGAATGTATGACTACCTGGTAACATAAATCTATACGAACTCTGCTGTCTAGCCCTGCGACCTGCTCCTGCCTTGCTGATCTTTGGTATAGACAGCGCCTTGACCTCACCCCACTTGGCTATCCTCTTGCGTAGGGCTGATTCTGTTATTCCTATGCGCTTTGCGTGGTGCTGTAGTTCTGATCTTGTCATAAGTCGCATAATTCAATACTGGCGCGAGACGCATAATTGCCTGTTATGGCGCTTTCAGTCCTTTTACGTTACCAGCGAATCCCTGCGCCGTTTCAAGGGATCGTCTAGCCGTGGCTAGCATATTTTCTGCGTACTCGGTCAAGAACTCTTTGGCTTCTTCCCAAGTATCGAAATAATTTTCATAGCTTGTTCGCTTCGCATTCCTTCTACCGTTAATCCAAACGCTGGACGCTGTTTCTTTCTCAACTTGCACTGGCTCAATCATTTTACCCCAGGTGCATTTTGTCGCTTTGTATTTTGTAATCATCTCTTCTCCAAATCGCGCCATAATCACCTGTTATGTGTTAAAATGTTCTGGCAATCTGGCGAATAGTTAACATTTGCCCTTCGCCGTAATTGCCTTTGATTTTGTCAAACTCTTTGAACGCCCTTTCTTCTGTTTGCCATTCTGAAATTACATATTCACCATCTTCTGCAACTAAAACCAATCTGTAGCAACTATACATTTTCCCAATCCCCTATAACCTGATAGGTCTCACCCAGAAACACAAGGCAAATTAAGCCTGACTCGTTTCACTCTCCGCTTATTTGCGGCGTTACATTGAAGTATATATCATATAACGCTTTCTGTCTATACAATTACTCGTCATCAGATCCAGGTTCACGCTCGTAGATACTGCACACATCACCACGATCCATCCTCTGCCGGTGTTGGTAGCAGGTTATTTTCGTTTCATCGTCCGGGTAGTACCGGGACCAGCGGCACCATTCGCAGCGGGCGTTACCCACGGAATGTATCCACGATTATCGCTCCCTCTCGGCCCCAGTATTTTGACACACGCGCATCCCATACGGCGCAGTCCTCGTGGAATACGGCATCC